TCACGTTCCGTTCTTGTTCCTGAAAGCCGCCGGCTCGATCTCGCTCCAGCGTGCTTCCATGAGCTTCATCGCGTCCTTCGCGAGGCTCCTCAAGGCCACCTCTCGGCCGTAGTGCTGCACCATCTGCGCTGACATGTTGCAGATCGCTCCGACCTGGTTCTCGGTGCAGCCAACCTCCAGCAGATTGATCACAGCGTTCTTGCGCAGGCCGTGGAAGACGATGCGGTTTTCCCGGAACGGCTTGAACGCTTCTTTCGCCATGAGCTTCTGCCATTCGGTCCGGAAACCGTCGGGGCTCTTGTATGACGTGGCGCGAGCGCCGGCGTGCAGCATCACGCTATCGGACGTCGGCACGCGATCAATCCATTTCCGATAGGCGAAGTGGATCGGAATCCAAACGGTGTTTCCCGTCTTCTGCGCACGGACGGCGATCGTGTTCTCGCCGGCCTTCGGCTTCGTCATAGCCAGCACGTCGCCCTGGCGCTGCCCGGTAAAGAATGCCGACATAGCGATCATTTGCATGTGGAACGGTGCGTGCTCCAGCAGGATCTCAAAAGCCCAGTTCGGCCACGGCACCCACGGCTCGCCGCCCGGTATCTTTTCCGTCATCTCCACGACGTTGGTCTTGCAGTAGCCGCGGGAGGCGCCCCACGCCATCAGGCGGGACAGGAATGCTCGGAACTGGTTTGCTTTCGCCGGCGTCTCGCCTAGGGCGTCTATCGCGTCCTGCGCGTCGACCGTCGTCAAGTCGACGGGAAGGTCGTCTCCCCATGTCTCCTTGATGATGTCGCCAGAGGTTCGGTAGCCGCGTTGGGTGGAAGCCGCCAGCTTGGTCCAGAAGGGGTTGGTCTCGCTCTGGAAGGCTTCGACGAGCGCCTTGAAGTCCTTGATGCCTTGGCGGCCGCGGCGGATGAATGCTTCGTGCGCCTTCGTGGCCTCGGGCCAAAACTCTTTGCTCTTCAGGTCCGGTAGCCGCTTGCCGTCAAGGAGGAAGCCCTTCTCATCGCGCGCCATGGCTTCGCAGATCGACAGGCGTTCGGAGAACTCCTTCTCAAGCGGTTCCGGAAGGGCGATCGACGGCCACGCCTCCTTGGTGTTCCGGAACCTGGTGTAGAAGGTGTAGACGGTTTGCGAACCATTGGCGCGTCGCTTGATGACGCGGTGCACGTGCTTAGGCAGTTCCACCGTTCCGCTTTTCCCTGATCTTTTCACGGAACTTCGCTCCCAATCCTGAGGACATCGTCGATGTGCCGAGGTTCATCGCCCGGTCCAGATCCTCACGATACCAGAACTTCCGTCGCGTGCTGTCAACGATGCGCGGGTTTGGATAGGTCGTTCCGACGCGCTCGAGGAAATCCTCGACATGCTTTTCCCCGCAATACCCGGCAGCCATGTCAGCCGACATGCGAGGCGGCCAGCTGCCGGGGGGAACGAGGGATTGGCGACGTTCTCTCATCTTTCGCCTCTCTTCGCCGCTTCCCGCTCATTTGCGATCGCCGTCCCGATCGCCAACAGGACTTCGATATGGGTCATCGGCCGAGGCGGACCGGCTATAGCCTTTGCTGCCGTGCGGATCTCCTCGGGAAGAGCGTAGTATTCGCGCGTGGCGGGGGTGGCGTTGGTGAGGTCGGGGATCATGGCTTCTTCTCGTCCGGTGCGGCCAGAAGGCCTTGCGATGCAATGCGGTCGTGAACCGTCTCGCCGGTCGGAAGTAGGATCTGGCCCAGGAACGCCGCATCGAAAGATAAAATACCGGTTTCGACGGCCGTCAACTGGCCTTTGATCCAGTCGCGGAGGATTGACCAGACCGCAATCTGCCCTTTCTCAAGGGCGCGGCGCTCGTGCTCGACCTTCGTCATCCGCATCCGGCTAGAATACGGGTTTTCCTTCAGCCAGGCGGCGGCGTATCCCTTGGCGCTGGCACTGACCTGCACCATCCTTCCGCGATATTCGAACTGGATGATGACTTTGCCCTCGGCGAAATCTTCCATCGGAGCGAACTTGGAGCAACCGAAAGCCTGAATGGTCTTGCGGATATCGTCCATTGCCGATCGGCCGGACGTGCTGTTGGAGTAGGGAAGGCTCATACCTCGTCCCTCGACCGGAGCGCGCCGGCGTCCGCCAGCGTCTGATTGATAATAGCAGTTGCGAATGGCGCCGCATCCTCGCCCAGGTCGGACCAGAGGCCGTAAATGGTCAGCGCCAGAACGTGCGGATTGATGCGCGCCGCGCGCCAGAAGCGCTCCTCGTTCATGCCGTGCTGGCGGCGGTGCTCGTCAGGATGGAGGGGCAGAACCCAGCGGTCGGAAACCTTGCTGCCCTTGCCGCGACCGTAGTGCCCGTATCGGGGCGCGGCGCAGGAGAGGTGCGCAGCCTCGACGCCGTAGCGGCCTGATACGCAGCACGGCAGCTCGTGGATGAACGCCAGGTAGTTCTTGCTCTTCGTCGGCTTTCGCTTCGGCGTCGGGTCTGGGCGGATGAAATTGGCAATGCGGGACGCCATAGGCTACTCCATCATCTGTCGTTTGCACGGGCCATCGCACCAGAACCGAAGGTGGTTCTTCCGGCCGGAGAGGCGCGCGTGAAGGAAGCCGTCGCACTGAGGGCAGCGGACGCGGGCGGCGGTGAGGCCTTTCTTGATCATCTGGGCCTTCATCTTCATGCCGTCGGTTATCGTCGACATGATCGAGGCTTTGTTGTCGAATAAATCTCTCACACGGCCTCCCGGAGCATGTCTCGCTGAACCTGCTTGATGAGCTTCCCGCGCACGCGGATCACGCGCAGCACGCGTGCCTTGTCGCACTCGAAGGAAAACCCGGCGCGAACCGCGTCGGGATCCGGCGTCAATTCGCCGATCGGCTCGACCTCGTAGACCTTGCCGCAGCCGGACCAATGCATGCAGGCGTAGAGAAGCGCGCCATGTATGTCGGCGCAGACATAGACCTTGTTCGTGTTGCAGACGCCGGCGGCGCCGAAGCGCGCGGTCGACGGTGCCTTCGTCGTCGCCGGCGGCAAGACGAGCTGGCCGACGGTCAGGCCGCCGAATCCGCCGTGGAAGTAACGAACGGTACCCGCCATTACTGCCACTCCCACCGATGGAGATAGCCGACGAAATGCTCGGTTCCGTATCGATCGGAGAACCACTTGTGCATGGCGGCATAGTCGGCGAACCCGTCCAATCGGGCGAACTCATCCATGTCGCGCGGGTGCTTGGTGACGTCGCCGACGGTCAACGAGTTTGGCCGGATCGCGACATAGTCAACGCAAATGCAGACAGGATCGACCTCCGACAGCTTGCGGCAGGTCTTTGTCCGCTGGCCGATGTATAGCTGGATGCGGTCGCCGACCTTGGCTCTGCGAGTTTGGCGGATCGTCTGCTTCTTCTCGCGACGCTCAACGGGGCCGGCGAATATCGGTGAAAAGTTGAGGGCCACCATCACGCCACCGCCGGAAAGCCGTTGTGCTCGATGCCGTCGAGGAGGCGGCCGGACAGCTTCTTGCCGGCGCGCTGCATCCAGATGTGATTGGTGCCGGTCGCGGCAAGGTCGCTGCCATTCTCGCCAAGCTCGGTCAGGCGCACGCGGGGAACGCCTTCGATGATTGGGTAGCCCATGCTCTCAGGACCGCGCGGAATCCACTCGCCATTCTGCTTGTGGTGATAGGCGAGCCCATGCGCCAGTGCCTGGTCGCGGATATTGCGGAACCAATCGGGATGCGTTGGGCGAGCCTTGTGGCTCCCCTGGTCCGTTTCGCCTCCGGTGATCCACCAGCCGACGGCCGGCAGCTTTGCCCAACCATCCGCGCCGATCTTTATCCCGTGCTCGAAACGCTCGCCTTCCAAAAGGCGTTGGGTATGAGGGTCGCCGGTCATCCAAGGCGACAGGTCGCCAAGATCACCAAGCAGGGGTTCGCAACTGGCGAACAGGAACAGCGGGCGAAGTCCGGCGGCGACGACGAGAGAGGCGAGGTTCTTTTTCGCCCGCTCGCGATCCTCGATAGTCGTGCCGAATGCGATGTTCCGCGGCATGAAGCCGACCGCCTTCACCATCTTGACGATGTTCTGCGGACGCTTCGTGAGCAGAAGCCAAACCAGATTCGGCGTGGCCTCGATCAGCGTGAAAAGGTTAAAGCGCCAATCGGCGGGCACCTCGTTGTCGAATACGTCGGCGAGCGACGAGCAGAACACGAACGGGCGGCGGCCATCGGCGGCAGCCTTCTTGTTCCATGCGATCGGCTTCCGCCAGTTCGCCGCGCTCGTCCGCTCGCGGGTGCCGGAGCCGACGCCTGGTCCTCCCCACTTCACGCGACCCATACGCGTTTCCATAAGGTGAGCGGCGTAGCAGCCGTCGCAAGCCGGGGAGACGCGAGTGCATCCTACCCATGGGTTGAACGTCATATCGGCCCAAGAAATCAGGGTCTGGTCGGCCATCTCAGAAGCCTCGCTCATCGGGTTGGCGAGGAACGTCCCCGGGCTGAAGACGGCTCACCTTCATCTTCTTGCCGTCGCGGGTGACGAGGAACATGGGGAGCGGCCTGCCGACCCAATTGACAGAGACGTCATCAGCCTCGTCGAGTTCCAAGCCGAATTCCTCGTCTTCGGTCATCGCGTCGGCCTTTGCTCTGGCCTCTTCCAAGCTTCCAGCCTTGATTGTCACGCGGATCGTGCCGCGCACCGAGAAGGTGGCCTCATATTCTCCGGGCCGCTCGTCGGCGACGAAATCGGCCTTGTTGGGTAGTTCGCTCATGCCGCTGCTCCCGCGTTTCGTTGGGTCGTACCGCGCTCGACGCCGATCAGATCGTCGAGGAAATCGAGAACGGCCGTTTTGCTTTCCTGAAAATCCTGCTTGCCCATGGCCTTCATGGACTGGCTTTTGGCGACGTACCGCGTGACGGTCGCCTCTTTCACGTCGACGACGGAGAACGCGTCGATCGGGCGGATGAAGGCGGCGAGCCGCATTGCTTCCGCCTTCGTGCTGCAGACGATCGTATGAGCGTCGCAGTAGCCGGTCCTGATCAGCGCATAGGCGCGCAGGTGCTCGGCGGATTCGGCGAAAGGCAGGCCTGAATACTGCTCCGGCAAATTGCGCCAGGCATCGTTCACGGCAGCGAAATAATGCCGATGAGAATTCATGCTCCGGTCGTTGTGCTCGGCGAGGGTATAGAACTCGCCGACCACGTAACGCTTGTCGCATTCGCGGGCCCAATGCCGGTTCGCCGGCTGGAAGGCCTCGCCGTTCCACTGCAAGAGGACCGGGCCGCTCATGTCAGCCCGCCATCAGCGGATGGCTGCGGAGCTCGGCATCAGACGGGCCTTTTGCCGCCGGCCGCGCAATTGCGGCTTCAAGCCGCCTCTTCAGTTCGAGCGCATCGCCCGGATGCTTCGACCAGAACATTTTCAGCGGCTCGCGGTTGGCGTCCCGCCATTTCGCTACTTTTGCCGGCGGCTCCTTTTCGATGAACTCGCAAGCCCGGTCGAAGAATTCGCCGACGGGCACATTTTCAAGCGCCCAATTGTCGCCCCAGGTGATCGTGATGGAATTGGAGGCGCCGACGGCTTTGAGGCGGTTTTCCTCGCGCTCGTGCTCGACAATCTCGGACGCGGTCAAGTCGATGATCTTCGCCCGATCCATTTCCGCTTCGTCATAGAGACCGGTGAACTGCTCCGGCCAGCCGGCGCGCAACGCCTGCATCTCGGCGCACTTGGCGATCATGAGGCGGGGCATCCGGCACCAGTTGCCGGAGTCATCCAGCGTCTGCTTGCCGGTCTTGTAGTTTTTGCCGGTCTTTTCGTTCTCCGCCCATTCATCTTTGATCGGGGCGAACTCCTCCCAATACGACTGGCCGGCGACCTCGTACCATTCGCCAGACTTTGGGTCCTGCTTCCAGAGATAGACGGTGGCGGATACGATGCCCTGGGGGTTGAGCGGGCTCTTGAGCGAGGCGTCGAGCTCATACGTGGCTGGCTTGCTCGCCGGCCGGTAGTCACCGCAGCGCTGCGCAATGACGCGCTGGCCGTCGCGGCTGATGATGATCGTCATCTTCCGCTTGTTGGCGTTGTTCTTGGAGAAGACCATCGGAATGATCTGGCCGAGGAACGGATCGAGGCCCTTTGCCCGGGCAACCTCCATGAAGAGGTTGAACTCTTCGGCGTTGCAGTCTTTGGCGACGGTCTGCTGAACCAGCGCGATCTGGCGCGGCGACAGGTCGAATTTCGTGATGGCGTTCATGGATTACTTCCTCCGGACGGAAAGAGAGATGCTGCCGTTGTCGAGGTTGGCGCCGGGCACTTGCTCGCCGGCTTTGATCGCGGCGGCTAAGGCCTTCTTGTCCAGCTTCGGCGCGGGGCGCTCCTGCTCGACGAAGAACCGGGAAGGGATGTCCGCTTCGCTGTTGACGATCAGGCCGGGCGCGCGCTTCGTGAGCGACAGGGTGGCTGTAGGCAGCTTTAGCGAGGTTTGATCGGTGGCGAGCATCGCCTGTTCGATCAGAGCCCGAACGCACTCGGCGCGTCGCTCGATCGACTTGCGGCGGGTCTCGAATTCCTCTTCCTTGGCTTTCAAGCCGGTGATGAGGACGTCGCACTCGTCGATCTGGGCGACGGCAGCTTCGATAGCCTCGAGGAGGTTGGTTTCGCCCTCGATCGCGTCAGCGACCAGTTCGGCGTCATCGTCAACGCCTTGGTCGCGAAGGCTGGACAGAAGCGACTTTGCCGCCTCGGTCTGGCGATGAAGGTTGTAGTCAAGGTCGGGCATGGCCATCAGACATTCCTTTCGGCGACGATTGCTTTGTGCACCTGCTCCATCTTCCAGAGCCCAGCGGCGTAGACGCCGAGGACGAGGGCCAGGAAGATCAGGAACATGGCGGTTGCGGAGGTGACGCGGTTCAGATTGGCGACCGCGTCCAGATCGATGTTTCGCGCTGGCGGGAGGGCGCAGCGGCCGCATTCGCAATAGCGCTGCGCAGGATCGCAGGCGTAGGAGACGGGGCGGGTCATCACGCCACCTTCCGTGCGGCCGCTGCCGCCTGCTCGCGGGAGTATTCGCTCACCTGCAGGTAACCGGCGATCATGTCCGTCAGGGCCTTCAGCTTCTCGGCGGAGAGCTTGATCACGAACACGTCGAAGTCGTTGTTGAAACGTTTCCAGGCAGTGTCGCCGCTCGGGCCGGGCGCAATGATGCCGGTCTTCTCAAGTTCCCACCTGCTGGTGTTCGAGAGGAAGAACGCGAAGTCGCGGAGTTGCGCTGCGGTGATCATGCTGCGCTCCTCTCTGCCGAGACGGCTTCGGAAAGGAAGAAATCAGGGAAGGTCGAATAGCGTTCGAATCGCTCGACGGTGGTGCCGGGGAATGCGGCGGCTTCTTCGAGAGCCTCGTCTTCGCAACGGAACTGCAGAGCGTCGTCGACTTCGTAGGAGAAGAAGCCTTCAACCGTCAGAACGCGGCCCACCTCATCCTCAATCCTGTATCGGGTAACCATCGTGCCCATCGTTTCATCTCCCGGCGTGGCCGTGTGTCGTCAGCGCCTTGCTGATGAGGTGAATGTAAGTTGTACTTACCTTGTGCGTCAAGAGGAAAATGTAAGTAAGCCCTACTTCGCGGAATAAGGTAAGTGAATGACGGGGAAATTGCCTCGCTGTCGCTAGTTTTACGACTCGACTCGGCGCGGTTTCGCTGCTTTCTTAATGTGAACGAAACGAGAACAAACAGGAGATAGGAATGTCGCGCAGCGTTCCCGTGGATCATCCGGATGCCCTACGACTGGTTGTCGAGCTTGATAGCGTTTATGTGGCTTGTGATGATTGCGGTCATTCGCGACTTCTTCGCCTCGACAACCTTCGGAAGGCCGCCGAGCTAGGCGTGCATAACTACATGCAACTTTGTCGGAAAATCCGTTGCAGCGAGTGCCCCAAAACGCCGCCCGCCTTCCGCAATCTTACGATCCGGCCGACATGGCGCTGCGACGAGCCGCCGGTTCAGAGCATTGCGTGAAAGACGACCTTGTGAACGCTGAACACCTTCTCGGCGGGGAACTCCAACTCGTGAGTTTCCCCTTCACCAGGATTGTATTGGTAGAGGAACAGCGTATCGCCAGAGCGCGAGACGAAGCGCTTCAGGTAGCTTGAGACCTCGTCGTCGTCATTATCCCCAAGGATTTGCACAACGACATCATCGCCTTGGCGCACCTTCAGATGCGGGTTTACCCAAGCTGTTTCGCCGTGGAAGAAGCGCGGCTCGCCGGATCGGCCATCCACCTGCACCGCATAGGCCCCTTCGACGCCTTCGAGGCCGGGTGGGCAGAATACCTGGGCGATGTCCTGTCCATTCATGATGAACCGTCCATTGGCGCCGGCTGCGATATGGCCGCGCAATGGGATCGACTTATCACCGGGGAACTGCTGCCACCGCGGAGGGAAGCTCGCGTTCGGCTTTGGCTTCTTCGGCTTGGGGTTCACGCTGACGACGCGTAGGCGCCTCGTAATGCCAGCCTCTGCCTCTTCCGGAGCATTCCCTTGCCCGGTCAGAAGCCACTCTGGCTCGCACTGAAGGATCTCCGCGAGGGGGACAATCTTGTTACGTTCAGGCGCCGTAGAGTTGTTCTCCCATAGCGTCACCGACACTCGGCTGATGCCGAACGCTTCTGCGAGACCTTGCTGAGTGAGTCCGACGGCTTTGCGCCGAGCCCGGATTCTGTCGCCGATCGTATCCATGCCCTACTTGTAATTATCCCCTACGTAAAAATCACCTACATAGCGCTTGACAGGAAGAGTAAGCGTAACTTACCTTCACTTACATGATTGAGATCGTCGAAAGAGCAGCGGAGAAGGCGGGGGGCGTAGTTTCGCTCGCACGTGTACTCGGCATCAAGCACACGGCCTTGTACTCTTGGAACCGTGTCCCCGCGGAACGTGTGCTCGACATCGAGCGCATCACCGGCATCTCACGTCACGAGCTGCGCCCGGATGTCTTTGGCAAAGCGCCGGAGGCAGCGCAATGACCTCCGACGCTCAAATCAAGGCCTTCATCGACCGCATCCTTCGCTTGAAGGAAGAGCAAGACACGATCGGTGAGGACATCCGCGACACCTACGCGGAAGCCAAGTCCATGGGGTTCGACAAGACTGCCATGGGCAACGTCGTTGCTCATCTGCGCAAGGTCGCGAAGAAGGGCCATGACACCGTCGCGGAGCAGGGCGCCAACTTCGATTTGTACCTGTGCGCCTACGAGGGCAAATCCCCTCATGCGTCTGCGCCCGCTCGCGTACGAGAAGACATTGAACAATTTGACCCGACCACGGGCGAGATCATCGAGGCGGATGTCAGCGCCAGGCTCGTCGAGACGATTGCTGCCGGCGTGCAGACGGAAGTCGGCCGCGCGGCTCTGACCGCCGCCGTCGACATCATGATCGCCCGTAAAGAGGAAGAGATCGCAACGAGCGCAGGAGGAGAAAGTGAAGAAGTAGCCAAAAACGTCGTCGCAAGCGCGTCTGGCCCGGACGAAAAACGGGCAACCAATTCGCCTGAACAGGCACCGGAATTCCTGACGAAAGCCGAGGAGGAAGCGGAGGCCAAAGGCGCCGTGACCGTTGATACGGTGAGTAGGGCCAATGAGGAGAGCGACCGTCAGCGCGCCTCGGGAGCCGGACCGGCCGACGGTCGCCAGCATGGTGGCGGAGACCCTCTGGCTGCGGCCGGGGACCATGCGCCTTATTCCACCAGCAAGCCGAAATACGTCCTCCGGCCCAACTGCCGGAACCCAGAAGCGTGCGGCGGCTATGGCGAGAACCATTGTCACCCTTGCCTGAAGGCAATGCGCGAGCAGGCGGAGGAAGTCGCATGAGCGAATACCTCCGACCATCCAAATCAGAAGACGCGGCAGCTCAAAGAAGCATTGAGGGCAGGGTGGATTTCCATCGCGCCCAGGTGAGCCGCACCGCTTCGTCCAATCCAAGTTCAGATCAGAAGAGGGCTGCATGATGATGAATACCTTGCTTGTCTGTGGTGCTTCCATCGGCCTCGCCGCAATCGGCGCGAAGATCTTCAACGCGGCCTGCGACAAGATCGGGCGGCTCGCTGCTGAGCGCCGCGACCTGATCGCTGAGAACAAGTTCCTGAAAATGACTGATGACGAACTGGCCGCCCTGATCCTTGCGGACGTTCGCGACGGTCGTCTCTGAAAACGAACTGGCCGGTTTCCTCCCCCGGCTAGAGCGGCTGGTCCTGGTCCACCTCCCTCGGGACCAGCCGCAACACATGCACCCTGATCCGCTTGTTCGCCAAGTTCATAACGAGGGCTCGAACAGCGTCACCCAGGGGAATAGGGGCCGGCGACGACGAGGTCACGTCGCCGGCAGTAGGGGCAGCTGCGGCGGAGCCCCTACGAAACGGAAAGACTCGGGAGGGACCGGCAGCCGTTGGCGCGGCGCCGTCCTCTCCTTCAGAAGTGAAGTTCCTGTGCATGACAGTGTCTCCTAAGCAAAGAGACATTCGCACAGGAGGCAGACAAGGTGTTGTCGAAGCGTGACAAGAAGTTGTCGAGTAAGGACAAGGTAATGAACGACACATTACGCGCCCAGCAACTGTTTTTGGAGGCGTATCCCGAGATCCGCTACGGGAGCGTCAAGGAACTTTATCGGCAAGCCCACAAGTTCATTTCCAAGCATGTGACGAAAGAACTGACCTTCCGGCGTATCCGCTCGATCAAGGAAGGCAAGGCCCGCCGCATCGATGGCGAAGAATTGGACGCACTGCGACTGGCAGTAATCGAGGAGAGCAAGCGTGAACAATCGGAACTCCGTGCCCGTCTGGCTGCGCTGGATGCGAAACTTGCCTCTGTCGATGCGATTGATGCTCGCTCGCCGTTGGCAACGCATCGCAAAAGAGCGCGCTGATTGGGTCGAGTTCATTGCTCCCGAACTGAAGGACGAGGACCAATGAGCATTTACGTTCTCAGGTCAGACAACCTCGTGAAGATCGGGTTCAGCGACAACCTGAGATCTAGGGTGCGAGCGATCATCTCCTCAGTCCCGGTTCCGGTTGAGTTCGTCGGCCACATGCCCGGCGGCAAGGAAGTCGAGGAGCACCTGCACTCCATTTTTGCGGCCTCGCGCTTTTCTGGTGAGTGGTTCGTGGAGAGCGAGGAAATGCGGGCGGTGTTCGAAACCCTTCTCACCCCACGTCTGCCAGATCCAGAGCGACCGAAGCAGATCAAGCGGTCTGTCGAGAAAACGTCAACGCAGCAGGTGTCTCTGAACGTCAGGGACGCCGCCGCGCATAAGTGGCCGACGAAGAGCAAGTCCGAAATCGTTGATGCGCTTGCGAGCGATCTCGGGTGGAGCAGGACCAGAACGAGGGATTTCTACTATGCCGATCCGAGAATTGCACTCCGAGCCTACGAAATGGCGGAAGTCGACAAATGGCTTGCTGCGGTTCGCTCGGCACTTGGCATACGCCATCGCGCCTGAATTGCGAGAGGAAGAGGGGGATCGTGATGTTCAGAACTGATCTTTTCCGCGAGACCAGCGCCGACGCTTTGATGGCATCCGCCTATGTCGGTGCGCCCCTTATCGTCGATAGCTTCGCCGGCGGCGGTGGAGCCTCGACCGGCATCGAGATGGCCCTCGGCCGCTCGCCTGACATTGCCATCAATCACAATCCGGAGGCACTGGCGCTGCACGCCGCCAACCACCCGGAGACTCATCACCTCTCCGAGAACGTTTACCGCGTCGATCCCCTCGACCACCTCAAAGGCAAGCACATCGGCCTCGCCTGGTTCTCGCCGGATTGTAAGCATTTCTCGAAGGCAAAGGGCGGCAAGCCGGTCGAACGCAACATCCGCGATCTGTGCTGGATCATCCCCGGCTGGATCGAGCGCATCCAGAAGAGCGGCGGCCGCGTCGACGTGGTCATCATGGAGAACGTCGAGGAGTTCAAAGATTACGGCCCGCTCGTCCAGACGCCGCGCGGCCTGATGCCGGACCCGGAGAGGCGCGGCGAGAACTTCGAGAAGTGGTGCAAGAAGCTGCGGCGGCTCGGCGGTAAGATCGAGTTTCGCGAGCTGCGCGCCTGCGACTATGGCGCTCCGACAATCCGCAAACGGCTGTTCGTGATCATCCGGTTCGACGGTAAGCCGATTGTCTGGCCTGAGCCAACGCACGGTAAGCCTGAGGATCCGGATGTGATCTCCGGCAAGAAGCTGCCGTGGCGTACCGCAGCTGAATGCATCGACTGGTCGCTGCCTTCCCCCTCGATCTTCGATACGTCGGTAGAGATCTGGGCGAAGCACCAGCTACGCGCTGTTCGGCCGCTAGCCGAGGCGACGCTGGCGCGCGTGGCGCGTGGGATGAAGCGCTACGTGCTCGATGCGGAACGGCCGTTCCTCGTCCAGACGGGATACGGCGAGCGGGCAGGGCAGGCGCCGCGCGCCATGAGCGTCGACTATCCGTTGGGCACGGCTGTAGCCGGCGGCGTCAAACATGCGGTTATCACGCCCATTCTGACGGCAGCACAGCATGGCGGCTCGGTACGGCCGATCGACGATCCGGCGCATACGGTGACCGCCAGCCGCAAGGACCAGAATTCCGTAATCGTGCCGACGCTGGTGGGTTGTGGCGGCCGGGCAGGGCAAAGCCGTCCGCGTGCTGGCGACGAGCCGGTTGGCACGATCACGGCCAAGGCGGATGGCTGCGTTGCGGTCGCCTTCCTTGCGCAAAACAACTATCTTGAGCCTGGCCATGATGCGCGCGAACCACTGTCGACGATCGTCGGCAGGGGCAGCACGCAGAGCCCAATAGTTGCTTTCATGGCTCAACACAATGGCGATCCGCGCAGCGATGGCAGCGAGGCCGCTCGCCCGGGCCGTGCGGCGGATGAACCGTTGGCGACCATCACTCAATCGGGAAGCCAACAGAGCCTCGTCAGCGCCTTCGTCGCTCGCCAGTTTGGCAGATCAACCGGGCACGCCGCCGACGAACCGGCCGCGACAGTAATGGCGGACAACTGCGGCGGCAAGTCGCAACTCGTAACGCCGTTCCTGTCCGCCTACTACGGCTCCGACCAGGACACGCCTGAAACTGAACCCTTCCATACGATAACGACAAAGCCGCGCTTCAGTCATGTTGAAGCGGGCATTGCGGCTCCGCCCTTCACCGAGGCGCAGGCCGATCGCGCGCGCCAAGTCGCTGACTTCATGCGCGCGCACGGCTTCTGGGACGATCGCGAGTTAGTCACAGTCGAGATCTCGGGCGAGACTTTCGTAATCGTCGATATCGGGATGCGGATGCTGACTCCGCGCGAACTCTTCAATGCACAGGGGTTCCCGTCCGACTACGTCATTGATGGTGCTTGGAACTATCAAGCAGACGGCGCCGGCCCAGTCTGGCGCGAATTCTCGAAGTCGGTTCAGGTCTCCTGTGTCGGCAACTCTGTCTCGCCGCCGGTCGCCTGTGCGCTGGTCTCATCAAACTGCAGCCATCTCGCCGAGTTTCGGGAGGCAGCAGAATGACCGACCCTGCCGAAATGATCGCATGGCTCGACCGCCGCATTGCCAGTGCCCATACCTGGTTGGCAGACCACGGACGCCGTTCAAAGAAGCCTCGTCCCGAAATGGAGATCGAGACCAAGGAATACGACATCGCCCGGTTCGAAGAGATCCGCGGAGCGTACCTCAAGGCTTTGGCTAAGCGCGAGGACGCGGCATGAGCCAGAACACTTCTTCCGCCGTGATGCAGCAGCGCTCAGAGCCTCACGACAGCCTCGACGACTTCCCGACGCAGCCGTGGGCTACGCGAGCGCTGTGCGAGCATGTCCTGGGCGGCTGCTATCTCGTCGGCAAAACCGTGTGGGAACCGGCCTGCAATCGCGGCCACATGTCCGCGCCCTTGGTGGAATACTTCGGTGCTGTCTGGGCTTCAGACATCCACGACTACGGCACCGCAGGCGCATTTCAGCACGATTTCCTGTTCCCGGTTATGCCTCTGTCGGAAAACCCCGACTGGATCATCACCAACCCACCGTTCCGGCTTGCCGAGCAGTTCGTTGCGCGGGCTCGCGATGTGGCAACAGAAGGCGTGGCCATGATCGTCCGGACTTCGTTCCTGGAAGGTGTAGGCCGTTACGAGAAGCTCTTCAGCAAAAACCCGCCGTCGATCGTGGCTCAGTTCTCCGAGCGCGTGCCGATGGTGAAGGGTCGGCTGACCGCAACCGGCTCGACGGCCACCTCCTATTGCTGGCTCGTCTGGCTAAACGGCGTCACGACCACGAAGCTGGTCTGGATCCCGCCGTGCCGGAAGAAGCTCGAGCGCGCTGACGACTATGCAGCGTATCGCGAGGTGGCGGCATGACCTTCCTCGAAGCCTACGCCAAGTTCGGGCCCGACACGATGGCGATCGCCGAGGCCTTGGACATCAAAGAGCACGAGGCCGACACCCTCATCAACATGAAGATGGACCGTGATCGGTTAGGCCCGACGGTATGCCAGATGGCGGCTTTGAACGCTCCCCGTAAGTTCGTTCGTTTCGCCGGATACGACGAAACAGAAAAGTCGTGGTGGTGAGATGACGAACCCGTACCGGATCGAAGGTCCAGCGCTCATCTCGTTCTCGGGCGGACGCACCTCGGCATACATGCTCTACCAGATCATCCAAGCGCACGGCGGCACTCTCCCTGAGAACATCGTCGTTGCCTTCGCCAATACGGGCAAGGAGCGCGAAGAGACGTTGCGCTTTGTCTACGAGTGCGGTGTCCGCTGGTGCGTGAAAATTCACTGGGTCGAATGGCGCCGGGGCAAGCCCATCTATGAGGAAGTCGGCTTCAACAGCGCCAGCCGCAAAGGTGAGCCCTTCGCTGACCTGATCGCATGGAAGCAGCGCCTTCCGAACAGCTTCGAGCGCTGGTGCACCGAGTTTCTCAAGGTCAAGATCATGTTCGCCTTGGTCGAGGACAAACTCGGCGTTAACCCGGGCGAGTTCACTGAAGTCATCGGTCTTCGCGACGATGAGGGAATTCGCATCCTCCGCGGCCTCGAAGCAGCCGAGAAACACGGCCGCCGTGTTTCTTACCCGCTCGCGCGGGCGAGGGTCCGCAAGCCAGACATCTGGAAATTTTGGCTTGGTGAGAACAAGGACCCGAAGCGCCTCACGCACGCATTGCCGCAGGGTTTCGACCTGGGCCTCTACCCTTGGGAGGGGAACTGCACACTCTGCTTCCAGAAGGGGAAAGGCATCCGCAAGCGGATCATTCGCGAGACCCCTTCGGAGGCGCCTTGGTGGATATTTCAAGAGGTCAGCCAGAACGGATGGTTCGATAAGCGCGACCTAGTCGCCGAATTGGTCGCCCAGGTCCGTGCCAACCCCAGCTTTTTCGATGCCGACGACGACATGGATTACGACGTCGAGTGCGGCCTTCATTGCCCAGCGGAGGCCGCAGCATGACAGTTATAGCGACCGCATTGAAGCATATGCTTGCCGCTGGCATGGACCCTGCCGCCATTGTTGCCGCCGTCGCCGAGATGGAACGCGAAATGGCGCCGGCTGCCGATCGTGCTGCCGAGAAGCGGCGCGAGTGGGATCGCGAACGGAAGCGGAAACAGCGGAATTCCGCTTTGTCCGGTGGAAGTCCGGTGGAAACAGGTGGTAATCAGATGGACGCGGAGACCCTTTCCGCC